CCACCAACAGTATATCCAACCTTAAATGTGTAGCTTGCAGCAGCAGAAGCAGCAGCATGATCGGCATAAATTGCGTGTAATATATAACCCTCCGGAACTTCAAACGTCCAGGTGCTTGTGAGGTCTTCTTTTTTTCTTGTCAATACTGTGTCCATTGTTACCCCTTCTATTTCTCTGTTATCTGTGTTAAATGCTAATGAATTTGCATCAGCAGCAACTTGCGTTAATGATACAAAATTTGTATTTGTTGGCTCAATATCTGGCTCTCCGTCTGCAACATATTTAAGATTATTAACCTTAAAATAAAAATGTCTACTTGCTTCAACTATTTTCCTCGCAAGAAATCTAGGTATTGGCTCTGTTTTTATTACATATTTAGGTATTAATTGAGCTTCTAATAATACCTGTTGAGATATATCTATAAAAACATCCTCATCAACACCCATTTCAAAGTCTTTATTAAGTGAATTTACATACATAAAAAACTCTATTCCAGTTGTGTAGTCCAATTGAAAGTTTCTATAATCGGATGGTTTTTCTGCATTTCCCCATTCATATTTTAAAATATTTCCATTTTCAAAATCTTCACTTAAATCTTCACCCTTTAATTTTTCACTTAAATAGATATCTGTATTTTGAATAACTTGTATTTGAATAGTCTTATTTGTATAACTAGAAAAATCAACATCAAACTCCCAGTAATAACGCCAATTATCAGGATCTGAATCCGTGACGTATGTTGGTTTTGCAGTTGGTGTTATTGGTGTTCCAAGCTCCGGCTGATATACGTTAATAGTCGGTGTTGTTGAATCATTAGAACCAACCTGAACACTAACAACGTCATCATCTTCAAATAACTGGCAATAGTCTTTAGTGGTAAACCCTGCAAACTTTTCTTCACCAGTTAATCTTGTCTCCTGATTTGGGATAGTTGGCTTATTCCCGCTTGAATCTCTCTGTGCAAAATGAATGCTATTTGCCTCGCTTATAAATAAATTCATTCAAATTTTTGTAAAATTGTTAGTTCTATCTCATTACTTGCTATTTTGTATTTTGCTTTTAATAGCCACCCTTGCTTTGTATCACTTAACTTTATTAATTTATATTTATTTGTAATTAAAGTTGCTATGTCAGACTCATAAAATGGAAGTGATACAATATATTGTGCTGGCATCCATTTAGGATCACCCAAATCATCAACAAGTATATCTTCACTTTCTTCAATTTCTGTTACCCCATCAGTTGTTATTAATGTTTGTGATTTATCAGAATCCTGAAATCTTAAATATGAGTTCTTTTCTTTATCAAGGCCAGAAGCTAATTCGTAATTATGTCTGTATAAATTTACTGTAGGTGTAAAAAATAAATTAAATGAGCCATCTTCAAATAAACTTGTATTATCGACTACTTGTCTATTTTCATCTGTTTCGATTTTCCATTTAGAAGCATTCCTTTGAGATTTAAAAATGAAAATATCTTTATCTGCCTTTGTATCTGTGCTTCCTGTTGGATCGTTTGTGCCATCTCCGTAAATAGGTTTAGTCAGCAATAACGCAAGCCCCATTGTATCACCTCTAGCTGTAGATATATTATTAAACTTATTATCTTTTGGAATAAGAGAAGTTCTACTATTTTTAGTATTATATTCTCCACGCCCATTAATTATCTCATAATCGAATGATTTAAAACCACTCTCAATTTCAGAATAAGCAAGCTCTGACAATACTTCGTATTCAATCTCAATGTCGTTTATCCTTGCAGATAAATCCATTCCAACTGAGTCAATATAGAAACTTGATCTTTCTTCTAATACCATTCTATCTTCACCGTCCACAACCTCCGGAGCTATCCCGACATTCCATAAAGCATTGTAAGAGCTCATTAAATCTGTAAAGTTTGTCGTAAATGTATTGTCTGGTGTTGATAAAATTAAACCCCTTGCTAAAAGCCCATTAAATACTTGTGCAAATCTTTCTTGGTCTTCGGATGCGTATAAGTCGCCAGCTAAATTTTTTGCAACATCTGTTCTTCCTAAAAATTCAGAATATAAAGGAAACTGAGTGTCTAATATTAATTGCAAACATCTTTCCATTGCTTCATAAACTGGATATGTTTCTATTGTTTTTCCAGGACTAGAAATAACACCTTCAGTTATTTGATTATCTGTAACTTGAAAATCAAAATCAGCTGTCCCAATACCGTTTACCGTTCCGTAAATAATTACAGATTCGTCAGTTAGTAAACTTACAGTATCGCTATAAGATAATGTATGATCCCCATCAGTTGTTCTTATAACATCTGTTTGAAGTGTTGTTAATGTAGTTCCATCGGATGCAACTTTTGCAACTATAAACGTAATAAATAGTTTACTTGATGAGCCAGATTTAACATTAATCGTAAATGATTCATCAATTACAATATCTTTTGCCTCTGTTGCATCCCTAAAAAACGCCCTTGTTTCATCAATAGGATCATTAATTTCAAACAAAGTTCCAATAGTCTCGTCAAAATCGCTAGATATTATATTGAATGGAACTATAATTGTATCAGCATTTACTATGCTTTTTGTTGCACTTGTAGTCGATGCAAGATTACCACGTTTAAATGCATTTACTTCTGATATTGTAAAGCTTTTTTTAAGTGCTGCCCAATGGAATAGTTGTGGGATATTATACCCACCCTGACTAACTGTTCTTGTTAAATCAACTTTTCTCTTTTTACGGTCTTTTAGTTTCTTAGCAAATCCTGTTGATTCTGCTTTTATCCGTATTCCGTTTCTTGACTTGGTTACTTTTGCCTCATTATATTCTGAAAAGTCTAAAACAAAGTCGTTTGAAAATGCTGTATATGTTTGTGTAGTTCTATCTAAATAACTTACCCTTAAACTACAAACTGCTAATAATCCGTACTGATCCCATAAATCCCTTAATAGTCTTTTTTCTGGTGAACCTACAAATGTTAATGTGCCTGATTTAAACTCAATAAATACACCAGCTAAATCAATATCTCTAATGAGTTCGATTGTGGCCGATCTAAATCCTTTCGGGCTTAAACTGCAATTAACATCACCAATAGCACTAATCAATTGGAATAGTAATTTGGGTCTTGTGTTGCTTTGTGTATTTGTTGCTAAACTCATATGTAATTACGTTTAAAATTACCTTGTTTAAATCCTATTTCGTTTCCTTCTTTGTCGATTATTGTTGTTCTTATTTTACTTATTGCTTTTGCTTGCTGCTTTGAGCTTCTATCAATTGCATTAACAATTCCAATATCACTAAATGAACCTCCTTGATTTGGATTCTTAACCATGTTTACGAGTTCTGGATTTGATATTACCCTCTCATTTGGATTATTCCCAAAATATGTTGGCTTGTCTGTTATTTTTATATTACCCTTTTTATCTACAATGGCTTCTGTTTTACCATCCTCAGATGTTACAAATTCGCTAGGTGTATTATATTTCCCAGCTGTTCCAGTTACAAACCCCTTGACGGCTTGTGCTGCTATTGCTGCAATTGAAATACCAGCAGTAATTCTATTTATAGCGACCCACGGCTGACCAAATGTTAACGGTGATGCGGCAACAGCTTTTGCATTTGCTATTCCGGTATTCCTAACGATACTTGCTATCGCATTTGCCTTTTCTGCTATAAATAAAGCTTTGCCTAGCGCACTCTCTCTGTTAAAAAGAGAAGATAATATTTGTAACGCTCTTTGTTTGGCATTTAGTTTAACCTGTTCTAATCGTACTTCTGCATCTGCAAGGTCTTGTTTTCTTAAAAAGTCATCAGCTTCTAATTGGGCTTTTGAATCTAAAAACTCCTGTGTTGCATCAAGTTCTGCTTGATTTTCATCTTCTAAATCAGCTTCAATATCAACCTCGATTTCTTCATCAGATTTTATTTCAGATAAATCTTCTTTAGCTTTTCTAATTTCTTCTTCTTTGTCAAATTGTGCTTGTATTGCTGATGTCTGCTTCCATGTTTCATCAGTTGACTTTTTGATAGCCGCCGTTTCTTCCTCTTTATCTTTTATTGATTTTGCGGCTGCAACTTTTTCCTTTTCTTCTCTATTTTCTTTTAGTTTTATTTTATGGGCTTCTAATGTTGCTATTTGTTCTTTTATAGCATCGCTTTCAGCAAGTATTCCACCAAAGCCTCTGAGTGTTTTTAACCTAGCATCCGTTTCTTCCTCAGTTAATTGGATATCAGTTTTTTTTCTTCTTAATAATTCATCCCATAATTTTGTAGATTCTCCAATAGTAAATCCAACTTCATCTAACTCTGATATAAATTTTTCCTTATCTCCAAGAAGATTAAAAAACCCAATATCTTTTTTAGACTGTATTAATTCCTGAAACTTAATTGATTTTTCATCTGTTAATGCAAGTAACACATCAAAGGTTCTTGAAACTTGATCGACTGTTAACTTAGAGCTTCTTGTAAATATTAAATCTAAATTTGAAACCTGTATTGCAAAATCTGTTGCAAACTGAACAGCACTTCTAAATATACTAAATCCACCCTCACCTTTAAGAACAAAACCCTCCCATGCGCTAGACAGTTTTGTAACGTCACCTGCAAGATTATCGAGCTTTTTCTTAACCATATCATCAAGCTCAGTATTTACATCTGTAAGGCTATCTCTTAATGTTTTTGCTTTTTCAGCGCCTATTAGGAATTGGTTAAATGCTGCAACACTTCTCTTATCTGTTAGTTGTAATGTTTCGTTTAGATCAACACCCTCACCTCTTAATTTTATAAGTGCCGGTATAAGTTCATCAAAACTATTTACAGATCCACCAAGTCTTTTAGCTAATACACCATTTGAATCGGCTAAGTTTAATAATATATTTCTTAATGCAGTTCCAGACTTTGAAGCATCAAAACCAGCATCACGTAAACCACCAATCAATGCAGTTGTCTCCTGTATTGTAAATCCAAACGATCTAGCAACAGGAGCAACAGTACTTAATACAGTATCGAAATCTTCAAATGTTAATGCAGATTTTGTTGTAGCAACTGCAAGAACGGAAACAACATCCCTTGTATTTTTAGCATCCAAACCAAATGCCCTAATTGCAATACCAGCAGTTTTAGCAGCAGCTGGTAAATCAGCGCCTGTTGCAGATGCAAAATTTGATATTGATTCTGTAGCTTGGCTTATTTCATCAGTTGAAAAACCAAGTTTAGCTAATTCAATTTGTAAGTTTGTTATTTGTGTTGCTGTAAATTCTGTTGTTGCTCCAAGTATTTTAGCTTGTTTTGTTAGTCCTAATAATTCTTCTTTTGTTTTTCCAGAAATAGCAAGTAATGATGATTGGGCTTTTGTAAACTCATTAATTATCTTTATTGTATTTGAGAAAAATCTAATAGCAGCCGTTATACCAAGATAACCAGCAGCAACAGAAGCAGCACCTTTTATCATTGATTTAAAATAACCACCAACACTTCTACTGTTTCTTCCTATCTGCTTATCATTTTTCTTTAATATATTTGTATTTTCGTTTATTTTTGCACTTAAGGTTTTAAACGAAGCCTGTCCTTTTTTATTAGATGTATCTAACCTATCACGTACCTTTACAAGCGCATTTGTTTGTTCTCGTAAATCCTTTTGTGATTTAATTTCTTTGTTTATTGCAGCAAATAACTTTCTTTCAGCAGCTTCTTCTTTAGCGAGTACAGCTAATCCCCTTTGCCGTTGTTTTTCGAGTGAAGCAGCGGCACTTTTTGCTTCTCTTTCAGCTTTTGATAAGTCCTCTTTTATTTTCTTAGCCCTTTTTTCTACCTCGGTAAGATTATTAATGGTTACTTTTTGTTTATTTAATGCAGACGCTACATCCTCTATTTCTTTAACAGTTTTATTTAACTGCTTATCCCAAGCAATAAGAACGTCAATGTTTTTTTGCACCGACTTTGTAGAATCATCTATTAATTTCTTATTTACTTGTGCCATTCTTTAATGCCTTATCTTTTTGAATGAAAAAACTACTTAATAAAATATCATAATTTACTTTTTTCCCTAGAGTATCAAATACCCATACAAATAATTCTTCAAATGATATTCCCTCTGTTGGTTCTTGTTTACTAAATCTTTCTATATATTTATCTAATCTTCGCTCAATTTCTTTTTCGATCTTTTTTAAATCTTCTAATTTTTCAACTACAATCCCGAATCGTTCCTTTAGTCTTTTTGTTTTTAACTCAATTAATCCCTTTATTCTATCGTCTTTTTTATCATAAAGTCTAGCAGACCTTAACCATTCAACACTTAACTCATGAATATAAAACGTGTGTAATGCCTGAAAATATGAAGTAAGCTCTTGTATCTTAAATTCAGAACCAAGTTCATCAGCTCTCTTATCGTTCTTAGCATCACTATCACTATTTAATTTAGAATAAATAAATTCAGAAAGTAAACCAATATTCTTTTCAGTCACCTTATACTTTTTTAATTCAGAAATATCATTGGTGTTCGTGTAATAAATCCACTCACCGCCCGTTATTTTATGTATTAACTTTTCCAAACTTGGTTATAATATAATGTTAAATACTCTTGACTTGGTTTCTTCTGTGCTACCTTTATATTCGATGGTGAAATTCCAAATATGTTTTCTCCGTATCGTGCCTCTAAAAATGGGGCTTTAAAATCAAAGCTATTCATAAAATAAGTTCCTGATCTTTCATTTGTTTCGAGAAACATATCCTTTTGAAAATCACCTTTTAATTTTAGATTAGGATTTTTAAAGCCTTTGAATGCTGCATATTTCGGTGTATAAGCTGGTTTTATCGTTTGGTCTTTTGCATTCTTTGATTTTAGCATCTGACCTTGATTGATTTTTACCAACTCCTTTTCACTATTTTGAACAGCTATCGCTTCAAATAGCTTTTTATTTGCTTCAAATGAAGCCGCTCGTTTAGCTATTGCTGTAATATCCATAACTCAAATTAATGATTGTGAGCTTTTACACCCACAATCAGATTAATCCTCTTTTTTCTTCGGAATCTTTCCACCTATCTTAACGTAACGATCCTTTGCCGATAATTCGTCATTTGGCAAAGTATTTTTATGCCATTTTTCAAATTTAGCAAATGAAAGTTCAGCCATAATGGGATTCACATCTATTTTATCCTTTAGGTCTTTTCTCATTATGCTACGGTTTCTTTCATTACATTACTTTGATAAGTATTATACGTTGAATCATCATCACTGACTTGCAATTTATACCACTCACCGGATGCTAAAGCAGACGCAGAACCATTATTAATTACCAGACTATAAGATCCAAGCCCGTTATCAGTTATTGAAGCAACCACAACAGTTGCTGAACCATTTGACTCTAGTATTTCAAAGTCAGCAGCAGCAAGCCCAATATGTCCAAGCCCTGTGCTTCGTTTGGTAACAAGTACAACAGATGTTTTTGTTCCAGTTACATAGGCAGTTGTAACACGTACATCTAAGCCTACTGGTACAAAGTCAACTAAGTCAGTAAATGAATAACTAGGCGATGCGTAAGTTACATTTTCAAATTCAGACTGCGCTCTAAAGAACATATGAACAGCGTATTGAAGTTGTCCATTATCTGATGGCGGTAATCCATATTTAAAAGCGATCTTAGCACGAAAACCCTTAACGGTACTCAACGTACTTGTTCTTGTGCCTATTTGTTTACCTTCGTCAGTAAATAATACTACATCGAAAAGTCTTCCTTCTAATCCTTTAAGAGTCTGATAATCACAAGCACTTACGTCAATGTAAAATAATGCGCTTGGTACTACTTTTCCATCTACATCTTTTAGATTAAGATTAGAAGTTTGTATGGTAACATCATCCGTAGTGTTTTCATAGTTTAACACCGGAAATACCATAGAATCTCTGTTTGCTGTTGTTGCAGATGCAATCCCTAAGTGATGAGTAGATTCAGTAATAAACGTGGCATCTGTGAAAGTAGTACCCTTATCAGTTAGCATGAATCCGTTAATCTTACCTAATTTGCAGATTACGTCTGAAAGTCCAGAAAAATATCCTGTTTGACAATCCATTTTTTTATATTTTTAATTACAATTTAATTTATATTCTATTTCTGTATCGAACCTGCATAAATAATAAGGCTCCATATTATCAGTATCTTTTACAAGCCCGAATTTTTCAAAAGCTGGTAAATCTGGAACTATCCTAATAACTTTAAAGGAATAGTTTTCTATTTGTTTTATCGCATCCCTATGCAAATATTCAACAGCCCTTTCGGTTACACTTGAATAAAGTTCATTAAGATTAACAGAAAAATATATTCCTACATTTGCAGTATAACCATCTTCTGTTTTTTCTATATCACCTTCTTGTAAAAAAAAGCTATGCCCATCAATCTTTCGATTTGGCAATAGTTCTGCATATTTAACAGTTGAGCTTGTTTGAAGCTCCGGAATATCAACAAAATTACCATTCTTATCTTTCTTTTTAGTAATAAACGCACGTCCATAAGATGCGTAAGTACTCCCAACAAATAATTTTGCTGCGAACCTAGCCCTTAATTTTTCTATTTTAGCGTCTAATCCTATCATATTGATCCGATTGAAAAGTTGTCTTTAATATTCCTTTTAAAAGCGTTATCATTTAATTTAGATAAAGTTGATTCCATTGATTTATAAGCAGCTTTTAATCTACGAATAACAGTATCACCTTCAAAACTTTTCAATTCAAACATGAGCTTTTCAGAGTCTATATTACGCTCCCTTAACTCACTTTGAGCATCAGGATTGTAAGTAAACATGCTGAGTATATCATATTCAAATTGCTTTTGAAAGACCTCTGCAAATTGTAACATATGCTGCTTTATAAAATTGGTTAAATCATAACTTATTGAAAAGTTAAGATTCAAACCATAATTCTTATCGTAAATCAAATCACCTTCATCCATATCAGTTAAGTCTGCAACACTATCAATTGCGAATGGTGTTATATTAGCATAACTGTACATATAATTACTAAAGATTGAATTTGCACCTATTGCACGACCAGTTAATTCATCCTGATCATAAAATAAATACCAAGCTCCAGTATTACTTGTAATTTCTAGCTGTGTAATATCTTTCCACTCGAAAAGATTAGCCGTTGAGCTTAAGCTGAACGTACTTACTAACTTATTTTGATTATAAAGTTTAAACTCAATAGTCTCGCTATTCTCAAAGTCAAGCCCTATCTGATTAATTATAAAAAGTAAATGGTCGGATGAAATAGGGTTTATCCTATACCCAACCAACTTACTTGTATTTTCAATCAAATCATCAGTTGTATCACCAATTCGATACATATAAATGCTGTCCTCTATAAAATTAGGAACAATCAAATCACTTAATACAACCTCAATTGAACTTCTTATTTTATCCTTTAAAATCAATGACAACAACGTAGTTTCTTTCCAATAATCAGTATCAGTAACCGCATTACCAACATTAGCAATAGCAACAGATATATAGTATTTAGACGAATCCGTAACTACATTATCTAAACTAAAATCTAACAGATAACTTCCATAAGTAGTACTACCCGCATAAGCGTCAATGGTATAACCTGAAAGAAGTGGTAAAAATGCCTCAATATTTTCAATACTTATTAACGGATGAACACCCGTATTAAAATATCGTTTCGATCTTGAAACACCAGTTAAATCACTGTCAAGTACACTTGTAGAACTATTTAAAGAACTTTTAAGCGTGATTAGCTTATCAGTAAAAAACTTTGTTTGTATGTCATTTAAGTCGTACATCTTTTTTTATTTTATGATGCAGGTAAAATTGTTGCGCTAAATGCTCCTGGGAAATCTGTTCCAGCGGGAAGCACGGGTACATAAGCAACCGCCTCAGTCCAACAATTAGTTACTGAAATAACATTGTTAGCGTGTCCACCAGTCATCCCGGTTACAGGAAGTTTACACTGTTTGAAAAAATATGTAGCAACTACATCAACAACAGCAGCAACTAAATCTTCATCAATACTAACGTCTGTTAATATCAATCTGTCACCAGTGTCTTTTGGAGTGATTGCCATTCCATCAACACTTCCACCATTCCAATAAATACGAATAGCATTTGAGCCATCAGTATTAATAGCAGTTAATGCTTTCCCTGTTCCGTTGTCTTCTAGTCCAACGTCTTTTAAATAAACATTAACTTTTTTAGCAGTAGCAGTGTTGGCTACGTTTAAAGCAATTTTATTAGCCCCACCTTTAACATTTATATTCGTTAATGAATATTCAAATGTTGCAGTTGCTACGGCTGGGTCAATTAATATTGCCTCATCAGCAGCAGCAGCACCAGTAATTTCAACTGTTCCAATACCTAATAATCCACCACCAGTAGAGGCGAGTAAAATTGTTAATGATTCCGTTAGTGTATAGCTTCCAGCTACCACTTCAATAGTTTGTCCTGCAATTTGTGCAGCGACCGCAGATTCTAATTCAGCTACTGATCCGACTCTTACAACGGTTGCAGCAGCATTAACAGAAGATTGCGTATCCTCAGTGAAGACTCTGGCTTCAGTGCCATCACTATTTCTTTTTACATAGTCCATATCTCTGTTTTTTTAAGTTGTTGCTCCAGTTACTTTTACAATATCATTAACCCTTGTGGCTAATGCTGAGTTATAATTGGTTACTAAGAAAAACTTATCTAAGAAACCCATTTCTTTGTAAGATGTCATACGAAGTTCACCAGTTCTATCACCTAAACTAGAGGCGTCTGTTGCTTCGATGTTTTGGAATACATTCAATCTTTCACCGATATAAGGTGCAGGTGTTGGCATAATTCCCCATACTTTAGAGTCAACTACTGTTCCTGTTCTGAAATCGAAAGGATAGTTTTGTACTGATCCAATAGCTCCATCACGTAATAGATAAGCTACGAATTGGAATGTGCTTGGAGCAATCCCAAGAGTTTCAAAAAACATTGGTAACTGATTTAATGCAAACTGTCTGTTTTCATCATTAACAGCACCAAACTTTAGAATTTCATTTATTGCTAAATTAAATCCACCTTCGTTAACAACCATATTATAATTACCAGCCTTTTTGTTAATTCGCATGATAGTTTTTAGGTTGCTAAATAAAACATCTTTTTGAGATGCTAAATCACAAGTCAAAGTATCTAATGCTCCGTCAAAAGCAAAAGCACCATCACCATGATTAATCTGAGCCTCACCATCTAAAACCTGAGTTTTATAAGTACTTAAAGCAGATGCAATTTGTGTTTCTTTTGCGGCTGCCATAGCTGCAAATACTTCATCAAATTTATTATCTAAATAAGTTCCCTCCTCAATAGTGTTGTTTACAAATTGCCCTGGATACCATCTAAATCCTGAAAAGATAGAAACCGATGTTAAGGTTTTCTGTTCAGAAACTGATAAGTGTTCTGGAATTGTAAAACTCTCTACAGAAGTAGTAGTAATTACGCTTTCTTTCAACCCTGTGTATTGAGTTGTTTGACCCTGCACAGTTTGTAAGTGTGCCTTTAACGCTGGACTTGATAATACTTTATTCATTGGAGTGTTATGTTTTAAACACTCAATGAGTCCATAGCGTTGTAATTCCTTTTCCGTTTGCGTTTTTCGGTCTTGATACGCATTTAGATACGAAAAATCAATATACCTGTCTGCCATTGTTTTAAAATTTTAATTAATAATTGTGTACCAAGATTAGTCTGTTAATTTAAAGTACTTTGTTTTCTTTACATAATTCTTTGAAGCGAACATGAAACTTATCATCTAAAAAATCAATGTTTTCATTATTGATAATATGAAGTTTAATAATTTCTTGTGATGCTCCTTTTCCAATTGCTTCTGGGAGGTTTAGAGTTTTAGCTTTTCCGCTGCCACCTTCACCACCACCACCTGAATTTTGTTCTATCAAAATCAAGTCTTTTAGTTCTTCATCAGTTTTTAATAATTCAGAAACCAATGTTTTATCGTATTCTTTTGTTCCAATTAAATTACCATTGTCATCATAAGACAATTCGTAAGTTTGTTTTATGCGTTCTATCGCACTTTTCTTTTTTGCCTCTAGCTCAAATTTGTTTACATTGTCATCGAACTTTGGCATTGATTCAACAATTGATCTATTCAATTTTGATGTGTTGTGAGTAGTTTCTAAATCTGAATACTTAGTACTCCACTCAGTTTCTTTTGCTTGTAAAAGGTTTGGAAACTCAGCTATTTTTTCTTGTGCTGATTGAAGTTCTGTCTTCAATGTTTCATCGCCTTTATGGTTCTCAAATTTTACCTTCCATTCGTCACGCTCAATTCCAATATCCAAAACACTTTTCTCTGCTTTTTCTACTTTCGTTTTAGCGTCACTTGGTAACCAATCATTTACTGTTCTATCAAAAAATGATGATACCTTTTCTTCATTACCGTTTCTTTGCAATCCCGTGATTGCTGTTAACGTATCAGCAAATCCATTTAGAATGCCATCAGCGTTCTTATTTGCTAACCCAGTTAGTTCGGTTTCCTTAACCTTGTAAGCGTCTTCAATTACCTGAATCTGTTCAGGTTCAAATCCTTTTTTTTCTTCTTCGTTTAATAACATAGTCTGTTATGTTTAGTTTATAATTTAAAATCCGGTTCTACTTCTACAATCTTTGCTAAGAGCTTTTCGTCTCCTATATTAGCTCTGAATTTAATTTCTAATTCATTGGCTTTTGATTCTAATACAACTCTTTCACATGCAATTTCTAATACATTTCCTGCTTTTGGAGCTTTCACTATTAAACTTTCCTTTAGCTCTTTAATCTCTTCTCTCAATAAATCTACTTCGCTCCTCGGCTTAATTAATGCCTTAATTCTACCTTTGATTAGAACATTAACTTCATCTTTTCTTTCTACGTTCTCAACAATGATCTTCTTTTCTGTTTTTGTTGCAGACGTATAATCAATACACCTTAAACATTCAATCTCACAAACTCCAAGTTTTTTCCAGTTGTCATCTTCCAATATATTTGAAAGTTCAAACTCATCATACTTTGGAGTTATTACTTGATTCCTTAATTTCCCGTTCTGATCATAATCCGTCCTCTTTCCGAGGATCAATTTCATTGTGTACACTTTCATAGTCTATTATGTTTTTAATTAATAATTCTCTTGCTATTTTTAATTTTTGTATCATGCTGACATTCTCTCCGAAATAGTTATTAAAGAACCCATTAAGTTCTCCATATTCGGCTTCAAAAGCATCAATGTAATATTTAAAGTTTAATCTTAATTCTCTTAATTTTGGTTCTACATTTAATCCTATAAACTCAGCGTCTGTTAATGTTGAGTAGGGCAATAGTTTATAGAGTAAGCTATTCCTTTCTAATTGTTTAGGGTTGTTTTTATATACTGAATAATTAATACGGCTTATTAGATTTTCTTTATCAATCGGATCAATTGCCTTTTCAAGTGAATCTCTTAATTCAAATTCTGTTTCTAAATAAAAGTCAGTACCCATGTCAATCATTGCGCTTTTAAATGAGCTACCATAAGCAATCTTTAATGATTTACTATCCAATGATTTTCTTAGCTTAGACATCTTTGCACTAAGTTCAATGAGTGTATTCTCTAGCGTCTGGTTTCCCCTGGCAATCTGGTCAGAGTTTTTAGCTTGACCGTTTGAGTCTTCATTTCCTTTACCAACTAATTGGTATTTTATTTCACTGTATTTTTTCTCAACAAATTCATCCCACCATTTAAGTATATCAACTGGCGCATGATGAAACTTAACAAAGTTAGCATTTAAGTCAAATGGCTTTTCTCCACTATCGCCAAACTTAGGAACAGGCATCCCGATTACAGTACCGGCCTGAATAATCGTTTTAGAATTACAGTAAGGACATGGAATGAGATTATCTTTATTACCTAACATTTTCCCATTAGATGACAAATAACCATCCTCACATTTAGATCCATCTTGAAACTTTTTACCGCAAGCCTCATTGTTTTTCTTGTAATGTGTAATAATTGGTAGAGCTCCACTAGGCAAACACATCTTTTGAAGTGTATAATAGTTTACATAGTTTTCAAACTTCTCTAGCATATTAGAAAATATGCTTTTCCTTACTACAAATTGAGTTGTATTTAATGGCTCAACAGAAATGAAATCAGCTGGACATTCTTTTAATTCGTGATTATTCTTCAATTCCTCTACAAACTTCTCACCTTCTTTAATATAAACAGCATAAAATTCATCAGTATAATAAAACCAATGATCTTTATTTTCTGAATTTTTCCCGACAAACACTATACTCTTTATACCACCATCCTTATTAGATTCTATAGCCTGCACGCTACTAATAGGTATAATGAATCTATAAGGGTCTTTCTGATCTATGAAGTCAGTTATTACTATTGAGTTGTGATTGTTTATTAATTTCTTAAAAATGACATCACGATAATAGTTTTCGTATTTATTTATAATCTTATTAGCTGATTCCTTAACATTATTCGAGCTAAACACATAATCATAATACGCATTAGTTGCATCAAATACTTTCTTTAGTTCGGGAATTATATCATCTTGTATCAATGAATTAGTAGGGAGTGGCATTCTCAAAAACTTCATAAATGAGTTGAAGTTTTCTTCTCTCATCCATGAGCGGATCCAGCTTATGAAAGGATTAGCTGAGTTCCATGTGTCCGTAATAGATACATCAGAGTTTATATATACGTCTGAATTAAGATGCGTTTGTATAAAATACGATAGCTTTTGCTCATAGGCAATAGCTTCAGTTATTTCTGATTTATACTTACAGTCTCTTAAAAATTCTTCCATTTAGAACTTTTATTTAAAATGTAAATATAATCAATTATGAGACACTATTCCCATTATTGGAATTTATGTCTTATTTATACGACATAAACCTATTTTGGAATAATTCCTTTTAATGCAAATCCCTTTTTTTGTTTTAATTTGATCTCTGTAAAGTATAAAACCCAATTATTAAACACTTCAAATGGCTTTTCATTCCCTTCAATCCACCTTCCTATTTGTTTTTCACTTATACCCATACGTCTAGCTGCCTCCGCTTTGCTTACTCCTGAATAAACTATATATGTTTTAGTATTAATTAATATCATCTAGGATATTTT